CCACTAAAATATCTAGCAGAAACTACAGGTAAAGACATGGGACAAGTTGTTAATTGGTTCTTACTACTTATTATATTTGTGTTTGACCCATTAGCAATTGCCCTAGTTGTAGCAGCTAATTTTGCATTTAGTCAATTAAAACCAAAAGATATTAAAATGTCTGTACCAGAAGGTATGGAATTTAATAAACCATATCCAATGCCAAAATCTTGGCTTGACCCAGAAGACGAAGAGTATGATGAGTCTGAAGGCATAGAAGAAATGTTAGAAAAAGAAAAGCAAAAAGAAGAAAAAATTGAAAACTTAGAGATATATAAAGACAAAGATAAGACATATTGGCAAGGACAATTAAAGGCTGGAAAATTAACTAGGGTACAGGTTGGCAAATTAAGACAAAAAGGGTTATTATGAAAAAAGAAGAAATAACATATAGAGTAGAATACAGAAAAGGATCCGCTTGGAACGAAAGAGAAGGTGCGGTGTACAAGTGGATGGAGTGTAAACTTTGTGGTCAAATGGCCAAGTGTGGAGAAGATGCCACTTCAGTAACTTGCCACGATTGCGTACAAGAAATGGTTGGACCAGTAGAAACACCATACAAAAAATCAGACAAGCCTAGAGGCTGGACCCTTATGGCAGAATTTGTTGACAAAGATGGAAATGTCTATCATAAAGGAGTTGAAGTACCAGAATTAAAAGGTACTTTGAGCCCAACGGAAACAGAAGAAAGAAAAAAATCAAAAAGAATGACTAAGTCAGAGAAAGATAAACTTATGACTGTAGCAGCTCTTCAGTTACACGCACTAAAGAAACAGCTAGAGAAAACTAGGTGGAAAAAAGATAAGAAGCCTATCTTGAGTCAGATAAAGTTTCATTCAAAGGTTGCATCAGCAAAATTTCCTAGAAACTTTGACCGAAAAGATTATCTTAAAAAATATCAAAAATAATTTTACCGTTTGAAAAATTTTTATTATATTATATCAATATGAAAGGATTACTAGAAGAACTTATAGTCGCTTTTATAGTTTTAGTAGCAGCAACTACAACTATGGTAATAGTCCTTTTGATGATAATACTAATTTTACCAATAAGATATTTGGAGAAATTTTTGAAATGGATAAAGAATACGATTTTTTAATTTACAAAAGAGGTAATGACACTAAAGAGGCCAAGTCCGTAGAACTAAAATTACCCAACGAAATGACATGTAAAGAATTCAAAACTATTTGTATTAGAATGGCTCACGCCTTAGGTTATCACGAATCCTCTGTAAGAGAAGCATTTGGACAAATAGAAGATGAAAATAAAAATAAAGATAAAAAGCAATTAAAATTATTATTTGATTAGTTATGGAATATACAGAAGAAAAAAATCAAGTACTATTGAGAGTACCCCCTGGAGATAGATGGAGGCCGGTTGGTTCAACCGACGTTATATTTGAATCGTTAACAGATGGTTTAGAGTGGTGTTACCAAAAATCTGGCTGTAGAGACTATCATTTAGCAGCATTGGATGGAAAGGTATACTCTATTGATAAGGTAGAAAAGAAGCCTGAACCGATAAAAACGTTTAATCTTTATGGAGAATAAGTTATGAAATTGACAGAAGAACAAATAGTAGAAAACTGGAAAGCACTATTAAGAAAGATTGATACTAATTTTGAAGGCGAAAGAAAGGCAAAGCTTACAAACCTATACGAAAGATTTTCTGACAGGATGATGCTAGCTCCAGCATCTGGAATAGAACACTTTCATAATTGTTTTGCTGGTGGATACGTTGACCATGTATTAAGAGTTATGGATTGTTCAGAACAATTGTACGATCTTTGGTCCAGTATGGGAGCTGACATGAGCAATTACACCAAAGAAGAACTTATGTTTTGTGCCCTAAACCATGACCTTGGAAAAGTTGGTGACAATGAAAACGAATATTATGTACCTAATCCAAGTGAGTGGCACAGAAAGAATCAAGGTAAAATATATGACCCGAATCCAAATATTCAACACATGACAGTACCTCATAGAAGTATATGGCTATTGTCTAATTATGGAATTACTTTCTCTCAAAATGAAATGATAGGAATACTTACTCACGACGGAGTTTATGATTCTGCAAACGATTCTTATCTTAAACCTTGGGGAAAAGAAAAAGCGTTGTGGAACAATTTACCAATTATATTACACCATGCAGATCACATGGCTTCTAGAATAGAATATGAAAATTGGAAAAATAAAGATAAAGTAAAAACGGCATTTAGTAATAATCCAAAGCCGTACGCTAAGAAATCTAAACTATCAACAGAATCTAATTCTGCCCAAGATATGTTTAAAGATTTATTTGGAGATAAATAATGATTTATGTAGTATCTACATTATTATTGGTTTCATTATATGTTAATTGGAATCTTTTTAGAAAAAATGAAGATCTAGAAGATGCAAATGAAGAAAGTTTCGAATGGGTAAATTCAGTTAGAAATTCTCTTGTTTCCATATTATCAAAAATAAAAGAGATTGATGGTAAAAAAATGTTTGAATCAGACGATGAAGTTGGAACAACATTTAATATGATAAAGAAAGAAATAAAAAGATTGGAGGATGCTTTTGGAAAAGACGAATAGTCCCGTTATATTATTTTACGAAACACTAGAGGCAGAGAGAAGAAGGGCAGAAGAGGAGGCAAAAAAGACTAAGAGAGGTAGGCCAAGGAAAAACAAAATGTATTTTACGCTTGAGACAGAAAGAGCGATAATAGCATATAACAAGGAACCAGATCAAAACTTAAAGAATAAGGTGTACAATGAATTTATTCATAAACCACTAATGAAGCTGGCAGAAAACATTATACATACATTTAAGTTTTATTATTTTGACGGAGGCCCAAAAGAGGTACAACACGAGGTTATAGCTTTTATGTTGGAAAAGTTACCAAAATTTAAGGAAGGAAAAGGAAAGGCTTTTTCATACTTTAGTATTGTTGCAAAAAATTACTTGATTCAAAACAACAATAAAAATTATAGAGACCTAAAAACAAAGAAGCCCATAATAACCATAGACAGAGAAAGAGATTTAGAGACAGAATCAACTCTACAAGAATATAGAGACGACTTAGATGTATTCATGGAAAGGTTTTCTAAATACTATTCATCAAAAGTTGATGAAAGATTTAGGTCAAGTAGAGACAGACGAATAGCCCATGCAGTTTTAAGGTTATTTGACGAAAGAAAAAATATAGAAATATTCAATAAAAAGGCCCTATATATTTTAATTAGGGAAATGACTGACACCAAAACACAACACATTACTAAGGTGGTTAATGTCATAAAGAAAGATTTCACAGTAAATTTTATTAAGTTTCAAAACGGAAATTTTTTTAACTAAAAAAGTATATTTATATTCGTTATAGAAAAACAGGTTATTAAATAAAGGTTATGTGAATAGCGCTAGGTTATTCAATAAAGGCTTAAAAGAGAGCATCTAAAATAAGCAAAAACAAAGGAGAGAATTTTATGAGAACAATTATTTTAACAGTAGTATTGGCTTGTGCAACCGTATTGGGAACTCAAGCGCAAACTAAAGGCGATTGGTACGTAGGTACTGGTGACGTTGCAAATGTTGCTTGGACAGATTGGGCAGTTTCGCCAACTGTTGGATATGGTGTGACAGACAATCTTATGATTGGCCTATCCGTAGCTCAAGCAGACTCGACAGTAGATATGGAATTAGATTTCCATGCAAGATATTTCGTAAATGGATATTTTGTGTATGCAGCAGCGAAAGGCTTAGACACAGATAACTTAAATATCGGTCTAGGTAAAATGTTTACGTTTCACAAGAACGTATATGTAGACCCTAAAGTGGTTTACAACACAGGAGAAAAGACTACTAACTTGTTGTTAGGTTTCGGTCTTAAATTTTAATTAACGTCCAGAATGGACAATGCTCTCGCTAATTATTAACGCTAAAAAAGAGGAGAATTCAAAATGGATAATGTAATTAAATATATTACAGGATTTTTCGGAGGATTATCAGCAGTATTACTTGCTATTTTACCCGTTACAATTCTATGGACCGTCCTAACAGGTGGTACAGTATTCGGATTTGATGTAATTGCTAACTTGACTGCTCTAGTAAGTGCACTTGGAAACGGTGGATTTGTTGGATTGGTAGTTTTAGTTATTATTGCACAATTTTTTGTAGGTAAAAAGTAATATAACTTTACTTTAAATAATTGGGTCTGGGAAGAAATTTCCAGGCCCTTTCTGTTTTTATAGGAATACTATATTTATACTAAAGGGAATTATTATGTTTGAAGAAGAAATATTTAATGGAAAGAGTTTTTCTGACTTATTAAAGGAAATTCACACAAATTCTAAAAAGAAAGATAAGCAGATAAATTCACTAATAGCCCAATTGCATCCTCTGATTAAAAACATAAGTGATGCGACAATACTTGTTCCGTTAATAAAAGACTACTTAGACGTAGGTATAAAAAATGATGACATGTTAGTTAAGATGGCTAGCATAGTTCAGAGAGCAACGAGTAGGTCTGAAGCTGAAGGCGGTGATTTTAGCCTTAGCGAAGATGAGAGAAAACAGTTATTAGACACAATAAAACAAGCAGAGGCCCCTGTTAAATGGGAAGAGGAAAATGCCAAGAATAGCACCAAGCAAGAAAAGTAATCCATCCGTACAGGGTCAAGAAAATGCAGCTAGAGATATACAGCAAGGTATATTAGAAAATGCAGAGGTAGTTGACATAATCATGGATGAGGGTCACCCTGCATGGAATCCAAGCCAATATAGAATTATCGGTTCTATTCAGGCTCGAGCTTTCCCTAGACAGTTTGGTGTAGGGGTTGAATCTTGTGGATGGTACAACCCATTGTTTCCAAATCTTAGACAGTATCCTTTACTTGGCGAGATAGTACTACTTATTGCAGCAGCTAGTAGGGCTGCCCAATTAAGAAGTTCTGCTAGAGAAAAATATTATATGAGCATGCCTGTTGGAGTCTGGCAAGGCGTTAATCAAAATGGACTGCCGGCTTCAAGCTACAATATCAATAGGGCGATTGAAAACCCTGAAAAAAATTATAGAGGTTTTACTGGTAACCCAAAAGGAGATGCCAACGATTTACCATTCGGAGAATACTTTGAAGGTGCAGCTGTTCCTAGACTTTTTCCTTATGAAGGAGACACTATATTTGAAGGTAGATTTGGACAAGGTCTTAGGTTTGGTAGTGGTGCACCAGAAGCGGTAACTGCAAATGATTGGTCTAAAGACGGGGTCCCTGGCGCCCCAATAACAATTTTATCTAATGGTCTTTCAACAGAAGACAGTGCGTACCACCAAGAAAACGTAAATGAAGATTCTGCAGGAATATGGCTTTGTGATGGTCAAAGCGTGCCAATAGATGTTTCTTCAAAGCTTGCAGATTCTTATGCGACTGCCTTTGAAAAGGCTGAACAAGAGGAAAGGTCAAAAATTGATCCACTCCCTGAAGGCCGCCAACCAGATGCCGGAGCATCTAGTGGAGCAAACGCTGAAAAGAATCAAGGCGTAGGTAGTACAGCAGAAGATAATAAAGGAAACCCAGCGCCAGGAGACGGCACAGATGCAGGAGATGAAGCTCCAACTCCAGCCCCAGAGCCAGATGCAGATATAGAAGAGGCAGTTGAAGAACTACCTGAAGCTGGTGAATTTGATGCATACGTAAGAGGAGCATTCCAAAAAACAATAACTTGCGTTATCATTGACGGAAAGCTAGTAGACAAGGCTTTTGCCGATAAAGTACTACAGATAAAACAAGATGCATCAAAAGATGGAGTTACTGTAAGATTAAACAGTGGTTTTAGACCGATGGAGGTGGCGTCTGGCCCAGGATACTTTACCGACGGACAAAGAACAATAAGAAGGAAAAACGTCGATAGAAAATATGAAGGTACAAAATCTGGTCTTAGTAAACCTGCAGGAACAGCCGACGACGGATGGGCAGCTCAAGGAAGACAAAGAGGTTATTTTAGCCCGCTAACCGCTGGTCCAGGTTATTCAAAACACCAGAATGGTACAGCTATGGATGTACAAACAGGTATGCCTGGTGATAAAGAAAAAATCAATGGCGTATGGAAATTAAAGAGTCTAGAAAAAACTCCTGAAAGAATCACTAAAACATATAAGTGGCTAGTTGCTAACATGGCAAAATACGGCATGATTAGAACTGTTGCAACAGAAAGATGGCACTGGGAATATCACCCAGGAGCAGGACCATTTTCAAGAATAGCTAGAAACGATCCTTCTTGGGACGGACTAGTTTAGGAGATAAGTTATGGCATATAAACCGGATAGTCCAAATAAATACGCAGGCAAGCAGGTAATTATTACTTCTGACAGATTACTCTTCAATGCTAGAAACGACGCAATTCTAATAATAGGAGACCAAACAGTTGGTATATCTACAAACGGAACGTTTAATGTTGATAGCGGAAAGGAGACAATTATCAATAGTCCCGAAATTTATTTAGGATTAGACGCTACAGAACCAGTAGTATTAGGAGACACGTTATTAGGACTATTAGAAGAGCTTTGCGACGAGCTGGCAAAAGAAACCCACCCAACCCCAGTAGGAGTCAGTGGTCCACCTATAAACGCAGCAGCATATTCATCAATAAAAAGTAGGCTTAAGCAATTTTTAAGTCCTCAAAATTTTACACTATAACTATGGCATTTTTACCAAATTTATTCGCTTTACAAGTAGACCAATTAGAGGCTAATCCTCCAACAAATGCTCTAGCATTCGCAAACGGATGGGCAGATGCGTTCTATAACGGTTTTGGAAAACCTACACCGCCTTCAGTAACAGCAGAGATAGCTAGACAGGCTGCCTTTGGAATATTTATTAACGCATACAATCAAGATGAGGATCCAGGAAAAACCTTAATGAAGCAAGGCGCAGCTGCCTTTGCCAATGCATTGGGTTTAGGAATGCTACCAGCGTTTGCTGCCGTTCCACCAATGTCTCCGTGCCCAATATGGGAGCAGCAAGGCGGAACTATAGTTAAAATAAAATCAAAAGGAAGCGCTGGACAAATAATGTCTCTAGTGGCCCTTCAATGGTTTGCAACTGGAAAAGCAGTAAATACCAGTAGTGGTGTAACTCTTCCTTGGCTATAAAATAAACACGGCCATACTCAAATAAAATACCAATTATTTTTATATTTATATATAGTAGATAGTTATAGATTTAGGGGAACAATAATGAATGTTTTAATTCCAATGGCTGGAGAAGGGTCAAGATTCAAGATTAACGGATACGAGCTACCAAAACCTTTAATAGAAGTTGATGGTGAACCAATGATTAAAAAAGCTGTGTCAACGTTGAATCTACAAGGAAGGCATATCTTCGTTACCAGAAAATATGAAAATAATTCTAACAATGAAAAGTTAAGAAAGACTCTTAAAGAAATATCTCCAAATTGCATCATATTAGAAATAGATAAACTTACAAATGGTTCGGCTGAAACTTGTCTAATAGCAAAAGATTATATAGATAATTCTGAGGAACTAATAATTACAAACTGTGACCAATTGATGGAATGGGACTCTACCCTTTTTAACAACTTTATTAAGGGAGAAATGGATGGAGCAGTTGTAACATATACTTCACAAGACCCAAAAAATAGTTTTGTAGAATTAGGAAAGGATAACAAGGCTAAAAAGATAGTAGAAAAAGACGTTATATCAAATATTGCCTTGATAGGCTTGCACTACTGGAAAAAAGGATCTGATTTCGTAGATTCTGTTGAGGAAATGATAAAAAATGATATAAGACATAAGAACGAATATTATGTAGCACCAACGTATAATTCTCTAATAAAAAAAGGTAAAGACATAAGAGTTTACCATCTAGGAGAAAATCAATACATTCCAGTTGGAACGCCAAACGATTTAAACCTATACATAGGAAGAAAAAGAGAATACAATAAAGATAAGTTAAAAACAATAATTTGTGATATAGACGGAACAATACTTAAGCACATTCATAAATACTCTAGGTTAAATGAGAGACCTCAAATATTAACTGGTGTTAGAGAAAAGATAGATGAATGGGATTCTACTGGCCATAAAATTATACTTATGACTGGAAGAAAAGAATCAGCTAGAAAAGTAACGGAAAAATTTTTAGAAGAATTAGCAATACCATACGACCAATTGATTATGGGAGTAGGTAATGGTAATAGAATTTTAATTAACGATAAAATAACGCAAGTTTCTTTCGATAGAGCTTCATCAGTTAACGTTGTAACCAATGGCGGGTTCAATGATACCGACTGGAAAAAATACGGATTGTAATGAAAATATTTAAACTAAAGGATATGAAACAAGGATGGTTCTTTGGTAATTTTGAACCTTCTGCATACAAGGATAGCGAAGTTGAAGTTTGTTATAGGGTACACCCAAAAGGAGAGAAATGGGAATGGCATTATCACAAAGAAATTACAGAGGTTAATGTTTTAATTGAAGGAAAAATGATTATGCATGGTAAAACTTTAGTCTCTGGAGACATATTTACAATAGAGCCGTATGAAATATCCGACCAAGAATTCTTAGAAGACTGTAAAATAATTTGCGTAAAAACAAAAAACAAACCAAAAGACAAATATATTGTAAAGGTTGAATCATGAAACTAATATCACACAGAGGAAATATAAACGGAAAAAAACCTAAATTAGAAAATATGCCTGAATACATAGATAAAGCCCTTGATTTAGGATATGATGTAGAAATTGACGTTTGGTATACTGATGGATTTTGGTTAGGACACGATGAGCCACAATATAAGACCGATGTTGAATATTTATCTAAACCTGGACTGTGGTGCCACGCAAAAAACAATGACGCACTATTTGAATTATCAAAAAATGCAGACAGAATTATGCAATATTTTTGGCACCAAGAAGACGATTTTACCTTAACTTCACAAGGTTATTTATGGACATATCCTGGAAAAAAATTATATCCTAATAGTATATGTGTTTTGCCTGAGCTTGTTAAACATGTAAATATTACTAACTGTTATGGTATCTGTAGTGACGAGATAGAGAGATATAGATGAAAATAGCTATACTATTTCATGGGCACCTTCGAAGTTTTAGAAATACAAAGGATAGTTTTAACGAGAAAGTATTAAATAGCTTGTCATCTTTTGGTTTTAAACAAGATACGTTTATACACACATGGGATAAAGAAGAATTTTTAACTAAAACTTGGCATGAAGGCGCAAAAACAGCAATACCAACTTCAACCGATGAAGTCAAAAAAGCATATAACCCAAAAGGATTATCTATTGAAAAGCAAGAGTTAAAAAATACAAAAGATATTTTTGGAAGACCATACGATTCATTTAAGTCCTATTGGTATAGTCTCTATCAAGCTTTCATGTTGATGAAAAATTATGAAGAAAAAAATCAATTTAAGTATGACTCTATAATTGTAACTAGACCCGATGTTCAATATTTTTCTAATATATTTTTATCAGAGATAGAAAAACAAGACACACTATGGCAATGCCAAGTATACACAAAGAGAGCAGCATCAGATGTTTTATTTTATGGCAATAGAGACACGATAGAGAAATCAATAGTTTTATTTTACGAAAATTTTGATGATTTACATTCTGATAAAAATGTATCAAAATACGTAAACAACGAGTATATATTCAATGACTTCATTTCTTTTAATTGCAATGTTAGGCAATCAAAGTATTGCATGCCTAGAGATTGGAGAATACTTAGAAGTTGGTGGAAACCAAACCATGTCGTAGGCCATAAGAAATGGGATAAAAATTTGTGTGAACAAGACATAAAATCAAACAACAAATATAAATTTTACAGGCATGACAAATAACTTATACAAAACAATATTTATTCATTTTTCAAAAACAGGCGGTTCGAGCATAGAGAATTATTTTGGTTCAAGAGACGGCGTGATAACAACAGAGGTTACCTTGACAGATGGGTCTAGAAAAACAATAACCGAGTCCCATCACATGAGCTCTGAAAAATATGTGAAAAACAATGGAATCGATGTTTGGCAAGACTTTTTTAAGTTTTCATTCGTTAGAAATCCATGGGACTGGTTTGTATCTCATTTCCATTGGGATATAAAGCAATACCATATAGCTTTAAAAGAAGGAAGACCAATAAAGTACAGGAGAAAATTTATTGTCGAAGAATGCAATAGTGATTTCAAAACCTACGTTAAAGAAGGAGCAAAAAGACCAGATTGGTTTGTTTTTCCGGACATGGTGGACTATTGTAAAGGCGTAGATTTCATAGGGAAGTTTGAAAGGTTACAAGATGATTTTGATATTGTTTGTGAAAAAATAAATGCCCCAAAGAAAACGTTGCCACACCTAAAAAAACCTGATCCAAGGCCCCACTACTCTAAATTTTATGACCAAAGGTGTATAGATATTGTTTATGGTATTATGCAAAAAGATATAGATTTCTTTAAGTACACATTCGAATCTAAATAATATAACAATATGAGTAACGTTACTCGTAGAAGAAGTTAATATTTGCCGTTTATTGATATTTATATATTGATAAATAGTGTATACCACAAGGAGATTTTACTTATGAAAAAATCAGATTTAATAGAAGTTATTAGAAAAGTTGTTCGTAAAGAGGTAAAACTAGCCCTAAAAGAAGAACAAAACAAAAAACAGCCATCGACAAACGGAGAGTTTGGTCAAATGATGGAACACGCTGAAGAGTTATTTAACAAAACAGAATATACAAGTAATTCTGCTTTAAATGAGGCACTAAAACAAACGGCAGCAAATAGAGATGAGTGGCCAACTATGGGAGGTAAAACTTTTACAGATGGAAGAGCAGGTCTAGCAAGCGCAATGGGAATGCAATCACCAGACCAAATGTTTGGTGGTAAGCCAACGGTAGATCAAATGGTACCACAAGACAGAAAGCACATAAAGATAGACGATGATTTAGCAGGAATACTTACTAGAGACTATAGTGCTTTAATGAAACACCCTAAAATGCAAAACAAAAAGTAAATAGATGGAAAAAATAGTTGACATAGAAAATAATGTTCAAATAGATCCTGGAAAAGGTAAAATAGTAAAAAGAGGAAACCAGCCTGGTCCTGGAAGAGAAGAGTTTAGACTAGAGCCAATGGACTTTGAAACAGATATTTCTCTAGGTTTAGATTTGCCGTTTAGAGAGAGGTCTGGAAAATTATTTCAACTAAACTATTTATCTATTGACCAAGCCATTACAAATCTAAAAAATTTAATTTTAACGCTTAAAGGAGAAAGGGTAATGCACCCTAATTTTGGCACAAATATTAAAAGATATTTATTTGAACCAAATTTTCCAGAATTGAGATCTAGAATTAAGACAGAGATAGAAGACACTGTTAAATTTTGGCTGCCATATATAGACATAAAAGAATTGAGTGTAATTATTCCAGAAGCTCCAGCAGGATCTCAGCCGTTTCTTGATAGATTGCATGGAATATCAGTAGAACTAACGTTTGGTTTACTAAATAATACTTTAGATGAAAGAACCATTGTACTAGAAATTAAGGCAGACTAAGATGGCAATACAAACAGCAAAAAAAGATTTAAGATACCTCAACAAAGATTTCCAGCAATATAGGGATAAGTTAATTGATTTTTCTAAGACTTATTTTCCAGATATTTTTAATGACTTCAATGAGTCATCACCCGGTATGATTTTTATAGAGATGGCGGCTTATGTTGGCGATGTACTATCATATTATATAGACAATCAACTTAGAGAAAGCTTATTATTAGAGGCACAGGAAAAAAGTAATATTGTTCAAATAGCAAAAGGATTAGGGTATAAAGCCAAGCCAACAGTTGCTTCAACCGTAGAGCTAGATGTATTTTTATTATTGCCACCAGCCGGAACGGGACAAAACGTTGGTCCAGATTATAGATATGCTCCGGTGGTTGACGAGGGAATGACAGTAACTGCACCAACACAGGGACAAGTAGGCTTTTTTACAACTGCCCCTGTAGACTTTAAATTCTCTAGTTCATTCGACCCAACAGAAGTATCAGTTTTTAAGATAGATTCCAATGGTAATCCAGAAAGTTTTCTATTAAAAAAATCTGTTTTTGCAAAGTCTGGAACAGAAAAAGAAGCGTCTTTTGAATTTGGCAGTCCAATAAAATTTGATAAAAGATTATTGACCGATACAAACGTTATTGAAATTTTAGATGTAACCGATAGCGATGGAAACAAATACCACGAAGTTGATTATTTGGCTCAAGAAACGGCTTTTGTTGAGGTACAAAATACCGCACTACAAGATGAGGAGTTATCACAATTTAACGATCAAACACCGTATCTCCTTAAGCTTAAAAGAACAGCAAAAAGATTTGTTACTAATGTTAGACCAGATATGACGACTGAATTATTATTTGGAGCTGGAAACTCAGGAGAAGCAGATGAATTGATAATACCAAACCCAGATAATGTGGGATTAGCATTACCATACGGAAACGTTTCACAAATAGATAATGCATGGGATCCATCAAATACAATGTTTACACGGGCATATGGTCAAGCTCCAGCAAATACAGACCTAACCGTAAAATATTTGGTTGGTGGAGGCGTTGAAGCCAACGTTAGGGCTGGAACAATAACCGAACTAGAAACAGTGTCATTTACACTAGATAGAGATGGATTAGATACTACAGTAATAAATTTTGTTGAAGGATCCATAGCAGTAAACAACCCTGTCCCAGCTGCTGGAGGAAAATCTGCAGAAACAAATGAAGAAATAAGGCAAAATGCAATAGCATTTTTTGCAGCACAGAATAGAGTAGTAACTAGAGAAGATTTTCTAGCTAGAATATATTCAATGCCTCCTAGGTTTGGTAACGTCTCAAAAGCATACTTGATACAAGATGAGCAAGAAAATTCAAAAACAGGAGAAGAAATAGCCAATCCACTAGCTATAAACTGCTATGTTCTTGGATACAATGCTAGTAAACAGTTGACAAACCTAAACATTGTAACAAAGGAAAATTTAAGAAACTATCTAAGTAAATTTAGAATGCTGACAGATGCAGTAAACATTAAAAATGGTTTCATCATAAATATAGGAATAGATTTTTCGATAGTTCCACTACCTGGATACCAGGGAAAAGAGGTACTAGCTAGTTGTATATTTAAGCTGCAAGAAATATTTGACATAAATAAATGGCAATTTAATGAGCCTATATTTACGGGAAATGTTGCAACAGAATTAGACAAGGTAGACGGCGTACAGACAGTAATAGATTTACAGTTCCATTGTAAATTTGATAAGGCATCGGGTTACTCTGGTAATTTTTATGACTTACAGGCGGCAACTAAAAATAAAATTATATATCCATCACAAGACCCAGCAATATTTGAGGTTAAATTCCCAGATAAAGATATTAGGGGCAAGGTTGTAAGCTATTAGGAGAATAAGAAATGATATATTCAATAAAAGCAAATAGAGATACAACCATATATGAAGCAACCGAAAGCTTAAACGCTGGAATAGATGAAGTATTGGAACTTCAAAAAATAGTATCTGCTTCAAATACTTCAAATACATTTAATTCTAGAATCTTGATTGATTTTGATTTAGAGAATATATCTCAGTCTGTAGCTGCAGCCGTAATAGGTAATTATCCAGGTTTAAGTTCACCAAAATATATACTTAACCTGTATACCCTTCAAGCAACAGAGATAGACTATAAATATGGAATAGAAGCTTTTCCAGTAAGTCAGTCTTGGTTAATGGGAAGAGGTAGAAGAATAGACAAGGTTGGTGGAGGACCAAGCGATCACGTAACAGAAGGGGCTAGTTGGAAATTTAGAGATGGAGAAAAGTATTTTGGAAATCAATGGGCCAGCGGCAGTCAAATAGATGGAAATTCAACGGGCTCTTTTTCTACAACTATTGGAGGAGGAACATGGTACACAAGTTCTAAGGCTTCACAATCCTTTAATTATGAAGGAACAGACCTGAGACTCGATGTTACCGATATAGTCAATGACTGGTTCAATGGAACTAGAGTACAAGATGGATTCATCATACTAAGAAGTGGATCCCAAGAAGGAGGAGAGGTTGATGAAGAGAGAAATGGAAGACCATACGGATCCTTACAATTCTTCTCATCAGACACTCACACAGTATATCAACCTAAATTAGAGGTGTTATGGCGTGACGCAACTACCTCGTCTGATTTAAACGTATTAGATACAACTCTTACTGAGAGTATAGTTGACATAAAAAATATGAAGTCTTCATATGAAAGAGATTCTAGAGAAACGTTTAGGCTCGTTGTTAGAGAAAAATTTCCTGCAAAGACCTTTGATACAGTATCAGCGGCGCTTACAAATAACATTTTACCACAACAATCTTATTACTCTGTTAGAGACTACGTAACGGACGAAGTAGTAATACCATTTGATAATTCAGCAACACAGCTTAGTACAGACAACAATGGAAATTACTTTACTCTTTGGATGGATCAGTTCTACCCAGAAAGAAGATATAAATTTGTATTTAAGACTGTTGGTGGAAACTATAATTACCCTACAAGTCAAAGTATTTTTGATAACGAATATATATTTAAGGTGACTAAATAATGGCTTATAGTAGAAGAGCAAATACTAGAAACACTAGCCCAAGAAGGGCAAATGTCAATAGGAAAAATAGAAGACCTAAATTTCCAACTAGTCCAATTATTCCTAGAGGTAATAAATATGCCCCTAAAAAAATAGTAAGAAAAAAACCAGGGTCTGACGACAGGTTTGAAGTTGTAGATGAGGTATATACTCCATTTGCAAGATCGACAAAAATAGAGGCAACCGTAGAATCACCGGAACAATATACATTGCGAAACGATTTTGACTATTCAATAGGTTCGATATCTATAAAACCAGCAGACAACAACAGAATTGCGAGTGATGATGGAGAAGACGATGGTACCATGCAGGTACCTACAGAAAAAGTAAAAAGAACTTCTAATGGAATAATAATCTCAAAGGAAGATAGCGAAGACGAAGGCGAAAGAATGGTTGTTGCAAATGCTAGATTTGTATTCGACAACAACGACTTTGAGAGAATAGTAAACACGGAAATATCAGAGCTTGCAGTTGAAACAAAACCATTAGATGGACCAAACAAGGCGCCAACTATAATTAGCACCAATTGTTACCCTGGATTCGGTAACCTTGACGGCTCAAAGTCTGATGGATACACTATTCAAAATTTACCTGAGATAGGAGAACCTAGCTATCAATTACCATCAAACAATAACGTTGCCTTTTGGGTAGATGCCTATAGTTTTATAGACAATGACGGAAATAGAGTAAATGAAGGTTTAACGTATACTTGGAGGTTTACCGCAGACGGAGTAGGTACTGCACAACAAGCTGTTGTTGGTAATGAAGAAGTCTTAAGACTATATAATGTTCAGCTACAACAAAGAGGTAGATATACCTGTGAAATATCTAACGAAAAAGGAAGCGGGTTCAGTCAAACAATATTCCTTAATCCAATTGGTGGATTACTAAGAGAGCTAGATGGAGATGGATTACCTACTGGAGCACTTGTAAGAGACGAAGACCACGATGAACAATTTAGCCAGTTTGACGATTACTTTGACTACGATCCTGAAGACGGAAAATGGTTCCTTGCAACTTGGAATGGAAGCCAATGGGTTGAGTCTAATCAAGAGCCTAACTTCTACCAAGGTAAAGATTTACCTGAATCAACTACGCCTTCAAAAACCCTTATTTCAAGGGCTAGTTCAATAGCTGCGTCTAGTGCAACATCAGCTAGATCAAGGGCAATAGGTAAATATTTCCAAGATGAAACTTCATTTGTATTTTTTGTAGAACCAGGAAAACCTAACATTAGATTTGCGTCTTTAGAAGAGCTTAACTCTCACAAGCAGGCAAATGGTTTTGACTTTGTAAATAGTACTTCAGGAGATGGTCAAACAGGAGTAGATAAAACAACATACTTTGACGAGGAATTGTAATAAATAATGGCTACTAGAATAACAACATACGATCCAAAAGATATTAAGCTAATAAAGAGCCGTCCAATATTTACAAATTTTGGAACAGGCAATTTTGATGATTATGTAGAACTACACGTTTTATCTGGCGATAATGTAATCGAAAGCTCATACAACGTATCTACCTGGTCAATAAACCAAGAAGATACTGAAAACTCCTCTCCTACAATTAGACTATCGATACACGATGATATACGTAACTTAGGATATAGGTCGGGTAGATTCAACGTACAATACAACTTCTTTAGAAATATCGTTGGTAATAGCTCAACAACCTTAATTGTAGATGAAATATCAAATAGTAGGCGAGAAATAAGGCTAAGACCTAAAGACGTAGATGACATTGCAGGCATCGGCCAAGAAATGATGGACTTTGGGATGAGAACCCAAAACCCTGACCTTGTTGATGTTGAGGTAGATTTTTTTAGAGACGTACGACTTAACTTTGGAGAAAACCAAGCACTATTAGCCATAAACTGGCTACTTGATTATCGGGCATATCCAGAAGAACCCCATTCACTTGTAGTAAAACTATATGAACCTCTTCCAGACAATATTGAAGAGAAAGATGAGTTATGGATTGTTAAGGCCGTAATTGAATCTATAATAGAACCAATATTGGTAGAGTATACGCCTCCTGTACAAGCACCCAACGTATTGGCTCCAGCAGATTTTACACTAGATTTAAAGTACGACACGCCAACCCCTACTGGATGGAAAACAATAGATGATTTAGTTGGAACACAACCTACAGTTAGAAATAAGATATTGGATAGAATATCTAGAAGAACAGGAAGTCTTGGTACAGTAGGATTAAATTTTGATTTTGACATAGAAGGAACAGACTTTTCTAAACTAGTACACTTTGGCAGTGCAGTTGAAAGATTAGAAAACTTTAAATACAAATTAAGACAAATAGAAACATATGACGGATCTGTAGCAGCATTATCCACAAACCTAGTTGGAAAATCAGGGGCGGCATCTTCAGGGTCAATACATTATCAAACCAATATTACTAAGTTTACAAACTTAAAATCTGCGGTGATAAGCACGTTTGATGAGTTCGAACAACACCTATACTATGAAAAACAAACCCACAGAAAGTCAAATTACGGTGATTTTTGGCCGCTTACCTGGCCTAAAAGAAATAATACTGAACCGTATGTTTTATATTCCGTCTCTTCATCTGAGGCAAAACAATGGTTCGGGAGCTTAGATCCAGGAGAAGAGCTATATTATCAAAAAGGAGCAATTTATTCGGCTTCAATATTTGACCAACAAAACGAAAACAGCTTAAAAAGGTTAATACCTTCTCACATAGTAGAAGACGACAACAACGCTGACTTTACCATGTATATTGACATGATTGCTCAGCATTTTGATTACATATATCACTATGTTAAAGAATTAACACAAATACACGATAGAGAAAATCCATTATTTGAAGGTTTATCTAAAGATTTAATTCAGCCTGTCCTAGAGTCTTTCGGCTGGTATCCTCACCAAGGGTTTGATTTTGATGAGTTATGGACTTATGCCATGGGTACCGATGTTTCAGGAAGCTATGGTGGTAATACTATAAATTATACGGCTGACTTTAGCCAATCAGTGACCTATGCTAATAATACTCAGGCTAGCGAATCTTTTTCTAAAGAAGAAATAACAAAAGAACTTTGGAAAAGAATACTAAACAATTTGCCTTACGTATATAAGACAAAGGGATCTGAAAGAAGCATAAGAGCTGTAACTAATTTATATGGCCTACCTTCAACGATACTAAGAATATATGAATATGGTGGCCCTCAAAAAAAGCCAAATAGACATTCTAAAATAATATACGACAGATTTAATTTTGGACTTAGAATAGAAAGTCATTCTGGTACAGGTGGTTCTCACCTAGCTGGTCCATGGGCTCCTGCAGAAGCAGCCATAGGACCAAGAAGATACCCAGATACAGTACAGTTTAGGTTCAAGATTCCAGATGTATCTCACCAAGGAAAGCTACAAAATTCTAAATTAAAAAGAAATACTATTCTTTGGAATACTAACAGTGGAAGTGTAGCAATACTTGCAGAACATACTAGATCCATGAACCCATCTGCGCCGACAGATAGTCCTTATGGTAGAATTGTATTTGCACTAAGTGGAAGCCATGGTCAACCTACCGTTACTGCATCTACCAAATATGGACCTATATTTGACGGTGATTGGTGGAATGTAGCTCTCATGAGATATGATGAAAGCAAACTTAGTGAGGCATATGCATTTACAGAATCTGTCTCAATAAACGATCACCACGGACAAAACCTAACATATGACCTATTCTGCAAAAAACAAGGAGATTTTAGTCAGTTTGGTAGAATGTCTCATCAATTATCGGCAAGTTTTACAACTGACGGTACAACTGAAGCAGGTAAAACAACCAATGCAGCATGGGGAAAAGCAGTAACTGGATCTGCCGATCATTATCCTACGGCAGAAACGCAGAGCACGCTAAAACAATATTTGGGAGGTAACAATATTCCAAACTGGTCAATTAACCTTGGCTCTAATTTTACTTCATTGGCAAACGCAAGTACTTTTTCTGGTTCAATGCAAGAATGGAGGGTATACCATAATCAAATAACTGAATCGTATTTCAATTTTCATGTTGGAGCACCAAGGACAATTGCCAATAGTACAAATGAAACAAGCTCTTTTTCAGATTTACTAGCAAGATGGAGTTTAGGAAGCGACCTTAATAGAGTAGACTTTTCAAACGGAGCAGTTGTAAGCTCAAGTCACCCTGATAACCAAAATTCTAGGTTTGTTGCCTTAAATTCTGCTGGCAATGTTGTAGATAGAATAAAAACTTTAGCAACATTTAGTGGATTTGTAAATACAGGGCTAGGTCAGTATGAAGAGGTAGAAGAAAGACATTATACGCTCAGTCCTAGAAATATTGGTCCTTCTCCATATTCTGAAAAGATAAGACTAGAAGATAATAAGCTAAAGGGCATCTTATCCGCAGATAATAAGAAAGAGTTTAGTTCGGCAGACACTAATCCAACAGATGAAAATAGACTAGGGGTATATTTTTCTCCACAAGATGAAGTAGAATTAGATATTGCCCATGAGTTTGGACCATTTTCTTATGATAATTTTGTTGGCGCGCCAAGTGATGAGTTCAAACCGGCATATACACCGTTAAAAGACTTAAGAGAAAGCTACTTTAGAAAGTTTGCAGGTAATCCGACATTTTTTGATTTTCTGTATATCTTAAAGTATTTTGACGACTCACTATTCAGAACGGTTAGACAATTATTACCAGCAAGAGCAAATGCTCAAGTAGGATTGTTAGTTAAACCACATGGACTAGAGAGACCTAAGGTGATTACTAGACCAAGTGCTAGTTTGCATGGCTATGGGTTTCTAGATAATGCCACAAATCAATTTCAACAAACCTCTATAGAAGGTGCGATAAATTTAAGTATATACTCCGCTAGTGGTAACACAACAGAAGTTGGCCCATACTTTAGTTCATCTTACTTTAGAGCAGGTGATCCTTCTCAATCTCTTAGTCGAGACCCATACATATACAGAAGAGCAAGAGAAGGCGGACAAATGCTGACTCCTGCACATAAGAATAGTCAAATAAATAAAGGCTTTGTTCCACAAACAGACAGGGAACGAGAGCAAGCGTTACTAAACACAGCAGTCGGTGAACTAGAGGGAGGACTAGATTACACAAACTATTATGATAGTAGATATGAAGGGTCGAGATACATATACACAACAGTAGATCTATCAAATATTTCAGCAACCGGTGATAATGGCGCAAGAGTCTGGAACAGCTACTGGCAAAGAGACTCTATTGGAACAATAATCCACACCCCACCGCACAACAATATCATAACAATGCCAGATAAATACATGGCTAAGAGGTTGGGTATACCATCGCCTTTACCAGTAACTAACTATGAGGACGCACAATATTTAGTAAGGAAAGAATCATTTACAGCAAATGACTTTTTACCATTTTTTACAAATGCGGGAGTATTAGATAACTATACAGCTTCAGCTTTCGACCCTAATAAAATACAATACCATAACGCAAATCCAATATTGGGTCAAAATGCAAATGTAACAGACGGGTACCACAAGTGGGGCTTCAATAGAAAATATGAAAGTGAGGTAAATGTTCCTTTTATTGGAGCGTCAAGAAAATCGTTTGAAAGAAAAAAGCCTTTATTCTACTTTGCAACTGCACTTAGCAAATCTTTAGGAAGGCCAATACCTGAAAGTCATATATTATCTAATAGAGTAGATGATTATTTTGGATCTAGACTAAACGGAGTTGCTCTTCCTTCTCACGCACTAACGGAATCTGCAGAGTTTCAAGATTACAAGGCAACAGCAATACACAACGTATATTACAATGGGTGTAAACTTGTTGGATCAGATTTTAATATGGAGTCGGCTCAAACCGTAGACGGAGGACCAGTTGTAGAATTTAACGAAATAAGTCCATACAAATATGTCGCGTCAGATGATTCTGCAGATGGAAGAGTATTAACTGCTGGAGACGGAACAGGAAGAGAAGTAGTATCTACAAGACCATTAAGGGGTACTGGTCGAGTGTCGGCAAGGCCTAATCCTAGAACAGGAAGGTTTAGGGCAAATGACGGTCCAGCTAGTAGGTAAACTAAACGTGGATAGTTAACTAATTTTGTAGAAAAGATATATTTATATACGAGTAAAAATGTAAGGAGTAAAAATATGGGATATTTAGATAAAACCACAATTACAGTTGATGCAATATTAACTAAAAAAGGAAGAGAACTTTTAGCACAAGGTTCTGAATTTTTTAATATAACGCAGTTTGCTTTGGCAGATGACGAAATAGATTACAACCTATGGGACGTTA